TACTAAATTATTACCATTTGCATCTTTTGCTTGTAGGGTAATTGTAGAAATAGTTACACCATCTGCATTTATACTACCTAGACTTGCATTTAAAGTTGAGTCAGCAGCTGTAGCATCACCTACTGTATAGAAACTGACATCAGCAGTATCAATCACAGCATCACCATCAATAGTAGCACTAATTGTTACATTCTCAGCAGTTGTATTAGTCAGGGTTGCTGTATAAGTACCATTGGTATTATCAGTCACAGTAGAGATGGTTGCTGAACCATCTTGAGTCATAATTACAGTTAATCCACCACTTACTAAATTATTACCATTTGCATCTTTTGCTTGTAGGGTAATTGTAGAAATAGTTGTACCATCTGCATTTACACTGATTGGGTTTGCACTTAGTGTTGAGTCAGTAACAGTTGCAATAAAAGATGTTGCACTAGTTGAAACAGCTTCAAAAATACCATTCATAGCTTTTTCAACATTAAATATTCTATTATTTGATACTGAATCAATATTCTCTTCAACATTTCTATCTAGAGTAATTGTACCAACATCATTAGCAATAACAATATATAAAATGGTTAAGTCAGGTTCACCAGGAACTGCATTTATAGAATCTTCGAAACAAATGATATCACCAACTTCTATTAATGAAGAATCTGTTAATACAACATTTGCGCCAGTAGTAACATCAGTAGTAACAGTTACACCATTTATAATAGTAGCCTTACCTCCAATATTAGATGCTCTAGAAACTAATAATTTATTTCCATATTGTAGAAAATTATATGCTTGATACCAATCATTATAATTTACACTAGTTGGATATCCATAGGATGTAATTAGATCACTTACACTTGTTACAAGTGTAAATGTATCAACTGGACCTTGGGTAAAATTACCAGCTGTAACAGCAATACTATTCGAAACTATAGGAACAGAAACTATTGTACTCGCGTCGATTTCTGTAACGAATCTTTTTTGTTCAGGTTAAATCGTTAATTTAACCTCGTTCACTTATGAACTGCTATATATTTCTACACAGAACGGACTATATCTTCATCCAAATGGATGCCCACCACTTCCAGCTACTTAACTGTACTTCCTTTCGGAATAGTCTCTGAACCTTTTTTATTCTATGGATTTTTATTTATTTGTTCTTTAGTTTAAAACTTGGCTGCTGATCGTCTACAACTTCACTTGTTTAGAGTTCCCAGCAATTCAATGGGTTTATTACTCTTATATTACTATAAGAGAGCGCATTACTATTTTTTTTAAGCCGTATTCGTTTACGCCTGGGCTTAACATTTCACTCATTTTTTTCTCCTTATTTAAAATTTAATTATGTGTTTTATTTTTATATCACTCTTTATTTATTTATATTTTTTAATATCTATTTTCGTCTGAATCTTTAGGATAAAAATTACTATATAAATCATCTTTAGATTCTTTATCAATCTTATTAAGTTCATCTGTAATATCTGAATCAGTAAACCTAAATATATCTTTAAGAATTGTATTTACACTGAATAATTTGCCTTGATGTTCTGAGGCAGAACTATAAACATCAAGTTTAGCCATATAGTTATCTAGTTTCATTTTCTCAATAAATTTATTTTCATTAACGAATAAAACCCTAATAGATATTTCTATATTATTCCATTCATCATCCGTCATAGTATTAGTACTAACAACTTCTCTCCGCAGAATTTCTTTAAATATAGAAGAATAAACTTGGCGAATACGAGAAATGAACATAAAAAATTTCATGTCTTCTTTTGTAACACGCGTACTATCATATTCAAAATCTTTATCACCATCTGGGTTAATATCAATTCTATTTGATGGAATTTTTAATGACCTGTATAATTTTCTAGAGAAATAAAGAATATCATCTAATTCGCCAAGATTTCCAGTTTCATCAAGAACATCTACTGTTGTACCTCTACCACCTGAACGGTTAGCAAACCAATAATCTTCTACCATAGAAGTTATATGTTGTTGGTTTGTAACTGCACCAGTTTCATTATTGTAGAATTTTTTATATTTGAATTTTGCTTGGTGTTCTCTCAATACTTCTGTACCACGCTTGATTGGTAAATCACCAATATCAACATTAAATACTCTACGAGATATTGAACGACTAAATCTCAATGGGATTAATAAATCCTCAAGTGTTTTTAACATATTTGCTGGTTTAATAGCATATTCTAAATAACCAAGATTAATTTTACCATCATATAATCCAAAATCTTCTCTAACAATCTCTTCTCTAGTATATGATTGATTTGTATTATCTCTCATAATCATATTATTATGTTCAGATATATACTTATAACACTTTGCTTCTTCATCAAAATAAAGAAGGCATGGTTCAATTATATTAATTGATTTTATTCCATTTTTTTTACCTTCATTCTTGTCATATTCTGTGTGTAAAATTAGTTGGCCATCTATATAACCAGATTTGACTATATGGAATAGATTACGTCTTACATTGATAAGTTTCATAATTTTATCAAATTTATCAGTGATAGCATCTATTAGTTTTTTATTTTTATCATCAATATCTATCTTAAGTGGAATCGTATCATCAGTGGTAAATATAATTTCATTAACTATATCATCAATAGCATCAGTAACATCTGGAGTCATTGCTAATTGTCTATAACTCATGATTTTTTGTTTCTGTTTATAGATAACATCACTACTTTGAGGGTTATTGAATAAATTACTTGAAAATTGCCCATCATCAAAGAATGATCCACTATTATGGTAAACGTCCTTATTCAAATCACTTATTACTTTTTCATCTAATTTGTCTTTTTCTAGTGTAATTTTATCTCGTGATAAAAATTTTTTAACTATTTCGTTTAAAGTACCCATAATTTATTTTATTACATATTTTATATTATTTATATAAATAAACTAGAGTGTCCATTACAAACATTAGATATATTTAAAATTTACAACACTTAAAAATTCTTTTATTGATAAAATTTAATGCTTATAGGATAAATAATTATGAATTTTAATATTAATTCATCACCAGATTATTCATTACAAGAGGGACTGATAGAAGAAGTAATAGAATTATATGGTGTCCCGACTAAATTTTTAGTTACTGAAAAAATTAATGAAGATGCTACTGTATTTGGTGATTATTCACATCTTAAGACTGATAATTCTAAGGTTTATGATATGTATATGCTACCAGAAAATTCTGAAGAATGGGATACTGGTGAGTTTTCTTTTAATCAATTTGGTTTAACTAATTATGAAAATGTATCATTATTTGTAGCACGTAGTGTTATTGAAGCAACTGGGTTAACAAAATCTTTAATTGGAAACTTAGTAGTAATGCCTAATAATAAGATTATGGAAATTACATATGACGTTTGGGAAGTTCCAGGAATTAATAATCTATATACTTTCAAAAATTCTAAATCTGTTCTAAAATTAACATGTAAACCCTATGACTTTAAAATTATTAATGAAATTGATACTACTGATATATCAGTAGATCCTGAAGTTCCCTATGAAACATTAGATGCTTACTTTAATGAATTAATTGAACAGTCAAACGCTCAAGACACTGAAGCAGAGGTTACTCCTCAAGTAACTACTGTTGAGAAAACTGGTGATATTGATATAAAAGTTGAAAAGGCGATTGTTGATAAGACTGAATTATCACCATTTGGCGAATTTGATTAAAATATTATTAAGTTTGTAGAGCAATAGATTGTTGATTTAAAATTTCATTCATAAGAAACATACTTTTAGGAAATTACAACAGTTTTCAAATACACATGCTCCAAAGTATTATATTGTTTATCATTTGTTTAAATCAGCGTAATAGTGATCGCCATTTCCATGAATGTGATACCTTATACCATTCTTAACTTCTACTCGTCTTGCAGTGTAAACGTCTGTATATCGAGAACAATCCGATATGCTTGATAGATTTTAACTTGCTGAATAGCCTAATAGCCTGAATTAAACTCTTTGATTCCGTGTCTATTATTGGCATTGTAAACAATGGATTGTTTAAACGACTCACTTCTATTGTTATCATTTTTATTCCTTCCTTTTATTTATCAATAGCATTATTGCTTATTATAGTTTTAGTGCATGAATTAGTTTATTTCCAATCAAAATAAAATATCTCTTAATGTTTCATAACTTGATATTTCATAATAAGGTAGTGTTGATTCCAGAGAATCATCTACTTCTTGATTCAATACATAATCCAAATCTTATATATTTACTTTTAACTAATTTTTCTTCTTTTTAATTTTCTATACCAATAATGCTACTATAGTTTCGGTAATGTAAAGTAGTTTATTTCAAATATAAACAAATTTAGTACCATCTTCTTATAATAAAATTAAAGGTGAATAGATGACGAAGTTAAACATTAATATTTATACCAAGCATCTATAATAAATTCCATTTACCTTCTTTGCTTATCTATTATAAATCCTCTATTTTCATTTAACTTATCTAACTTATATCTACGTTTTCTCCATTGGTCTTCCTCGTAAATATCTTTTTTTTTTATTATTGATAGTGAAATTGCTATCAATAAATCTATTTCTATTATAATATACTTTTAATAAATTAAATCTGAATAGTACCGACTAAGATATCTATATTCAGTATTAAACTTTTCAACCATTACTTGTTTGATAGTTTTATTATAACATAGTTTTTTTTTGGTATATATAGATAGATAGTTTATTTTGATTTATTTTAAATAATACTAATTATAGGATTTGTTTTTCTGTAATAATAACAAATTTCATATTATTCTCACTGGCAAATTTAGATGCAGCTTCCCATTTTGAGTTGTTTATTGCGAACGTTTGAGAAGCTCGTTGGTAATTCATTAAAGATTTTCTTGTTTTCTTTATTGGTATTTTTGGTTGTATAGTTTCTCCGAAAGACTTTATTTCAACCATAAATTTATCACCCTTATCAAATTCAATAAATAAATCAATATAATATCTATGAAATTTACCATCTGTTGGTTTAATATATTTAACATGAAAACTCTCGGATCCCCATTTTAGAATATATTTACTAAAATCAGCATACTTGAAAGATTTTAATTCGAGAGAACTGCGATACTTTAAAAATATTTCATCATCTTTAATTTTAAAAGATTGCATATGTTCATCAAGAGGAGCTAGTATTTTAGATTGATTAGTTGGCCTATACCACCCCCTTTTAGCATTTCTGTACATTAAAATATTTATAAATATAACAACTAACTAACACTTTAATTAAAAAAAATGAGTTTTAGAGAATTTTTTACTTTTGGCAGAACAAAGAATCGAGATGGAATCAATAAAGGTAAATAATAAAAATATAAAGAGTATCATAAAATCACATATTGATGAACATGGTAGTAGTGTTAATCTTAATCATCTTGATGTTAGTAAAGTAACAGATATAAGTTTTATATTTCATAATTGTACTAAGTTCAATGCTGACATTAGCAAATGGAATGTCAGTAAAGTAAAGAATATGAGAAGTATGTTTAATAATTCTAGATTCAATAGTGATATTAGCAAATAGAATGTTAAAAACGTAACTAATATGAGTCTTATGTTTTATAACTCTAAATTCAATGGTAATATATCAAAATGGAATGTTAGTAAAGTAAAGAATATGAGGGGTATGTTTAATAATTCTAGATTCAATAGTGATATTAGCAAATAGAATGTCAGTAATGTAATTGATATAAAACATATCTTTAAAAACGCCAAGAAGTTTAATAAAAAATATATTTCAAATTGGGATATTGATCCAACTAATATGAGAAGTATTGATTATGTTGTTAGTAAAATGAAAATTATTTTAGGCTATTGATATAGGACATGGATCGCTCCACTTTGTTAGTAACTCTTCATCTAACTTTTGGATTTCTTGCTCTGCTTCTGACTTCATATCACTATAATTAATTGAAGCACCACCAACAAGATTCTGGGAATACTTACCTGTTATTATTCCCCATAGGAATTTTGTTTGTGATTTAGTATAAGATTTTATCCACTCATGATCGAAAATGAAATCCTCCTCATCAGCAAGATATTCATATTGATAATGTAATACTGCTGGTCCATTATAATTTTCCAAAACCTGTAAAATTTTTTTATGTGGGTTAAAATTATAAACAATATCATCCCCAAAAAACTTATCTAAAATTGCCTTAGTTGTACTAATAGCAACAATACCAGGTATGATATCTCCTGTTAGAGAACCAGTAAAGAAATGTTGAGACCATAAATCAGGAACATATCCTGAACCAAAATTAGCACTAAAATTTGTAATATTACTAGTACTACCCTTAGATAACTTAATAAGATTAGTTATTGTGTCCGGCATTGGATATTCACCAACTCCATTAATTTGTACAATAACCGTACCTTCTAAAATACCCCAAGCATACTCGGTGTATTTCTGAATTGAATCATCAATTATTTCACTAATCTGTTCATCAGTAACTTCAATATTAATAGTAGGAAATCCTAATTGAGATTTAACATAATTCCTTAATTTTTCCTTTGTATTTAGTCTTGGCATCAATTTTATTTCAACAAATCTGTTGTATTTGCACCTGCCTTTCTAAGATTCCATTTGCTAATATCCTGTTTAAAATTATCAGCATGATAAAACATCCTATTCATATCAGTTACATTACTGACATTCCAATTACTGATATTGCTATTGAATTTTTTTGCATATTCAAACATATGACTCATATCAGTTACATTACTAACATTCCAGGAACTAATATCACTATTGAAATTAGTACAATCCTCAAACATACTATTCATATCTCTTACTTTAC